AACGTAACAGTAGCTACTGGTTCAGTAGTAAGTACATTCCCATTTACTGGATCTGCTATTATTTCAGGTTCATTAGGTGTGACTGGTTCTTATAGTTTAACTAGTGGATCATTTAGTGGTTCATTAATTGATAATATCACAGACATATACACTTCAACTCCTAAAGTTGAACATATTGTAACATTAACTCAAGCTCAATATAATGCTATTTCAGCATCAGCTGATCCTAATACATTATATACTATTACTGATGCTGCTGCTTTAGTAACTACAGCTTCTGTATCTAATGCTACTATAACTTACACTAAAAATGATGGTACTACATTTACAAACACTGTAAACAATGTAGTGACTGCTCAAACAGCTTCATTTGTAGCTACTGCTTCATTTGCTAACAATGCTACAAGTGCTTCATATAGTAACAACTCAACATCAGCTTCATATGCTTCATCGTCTACAAGTAGTTCGTTTGCTATAAACGCTACTAGTGCCTCATATGCGGTTTCTTCATCACAGGCAACAACAGCATCTTTTGCTTCAAATATAGCGAACGGTTTAAACATAACTGCTTCAAATATTTTAGTTAATAATAATTTAAGAGTTAACGGAACTGCTTCTTTTGCTTATACTGAAACAGTAACTGGTTCAGCTGTGATTATTGGTGATGCATTTATTGTATTAAATACTAATCCTACATCAAGATATGCTGGAATGTTAGTTGTTGAATCAGGTTCAAGCCCTGCTACAACAGCATCTTTCCAATTTGATAGTCAAACAAATGATTGGTTCTATGAATACACAGGTTCAGATCCAACAAATTTTGGTGTAACAATGTTTGGTCCTGAGTACGCAACTAAAGGATCACCAACATACTTAACAAATAATAGATTATCTAAAGGTAATGGAGGTCATCACTTAAATGATTCAACTATTACTGATAATGGTACTAATGTAACATTTACTACTCCTATCGTAGCAACTAGTATATCTGCTTCTACAGGAATTACTGGTTCATTATTAGGTACAGCAAGTTTTGCAGATAATGCTACTTCAGCTTCATTTGCTACATCTGCCTCACAAGCAGTTAGTTCATCATTTGCTACTACAGCATCATTTGCTTTAAATGTAGTACCTACAAATACTGGCTCATTACTTACTACAGCGTCTATAAGCAACGCAACTACAACTTATACTAAAGGCGACGGTAGCACATTTAATCTTACAGTTAATAACGTAGTAAACGCGGATAGTGCAAGTTTAGCAGCTAGTGCTACATCAGCTTCTTATGCTTTGACAGCAGGTAGTGCTTTAACAGCAACAAGTGCTTCTTATGCAAGTGCTAGTACTTCAGCATCATATGCTTTAGCAGCAAGCAGTGCATTAACCGCAACTTCTGCTTCATATGCAAGTGCAAGTACTTCAGCTTCATTTGCTGTTACTGCTTCGTTTGCTTTAAATGCAGGTACTACACCTACATTACAACAAGTAACTACAGCAGGTGCTACTACTAACGTAGCAGTAACAATTAATAATACAGCTTCTGCTGATTATTGGTTAGTTGATACTAAACCATTTGCTAAATTAAGTAGCAATACAATAGTAGCAGGTCGTATAGATGGTGCTGATGAAGACTTTATATTAGCGGGTAGAAACTTTAATGGTACTTCCCCTGCTATTACAATGACTGATGGTGTATTTGTTTACAATCAAACAGCTCACGAATTTACAGGTTCAGCTGGATTTGATGGTCCCGTAACAGTTAATGATGCTGTTGTAATTTCAGGCTCATTAAACGTATCAGGTTCTATAGGAGCTAGTAATATAATTCAAAATAATACAGATACATTTACTGGATCAGCTAAAATATATGAAATTGTAACTTGTACTCAAGCCGAATATAATACAGTATCAGGATCAGCTAATGCTGCTAATACATTATATGTTATTTCAGATAGTACAGGAGGAGGACAGTTTGTTAGTGGTTCGTTAACAGGTAATGTTAATGCCTTAACAATAACATCTCAAACTGCATCTTTAAATTGTTCAGCAGCTAACTTCTTTACTTTAACATTAGTTAGTGGATCTACAACTCACGTTAGTGCCTCTAATTTATCAGCAGGTCAAACAATTAACTTACGAGTAACACAAGCATCATCAGCAACAGGATCAATTTCATTTACTCCGAATATAAAACAAGTATCAGGAAGTGCTTATGTTCCTACAGCAGTAACAAGCTCAGTAGATATAGTAACATTTATTGCTTTTGATACTTCAAGCTTGTATTTGAGTAATATCAAAAACTTTATATAATATATGTTTACACCTTTCGCGTTTATAAAATCAGCAGCAGCAGCTCCAGCACCTCCAGCATTTGATTTTGTATTAGCATATACAAGCTCATTTGTTGCTTACTCAGTAGCTAGAAAATTAAGTTCAACTTATACAGGTTCTGCTTTTAGAGTTAGAAAAGCAAGTGATGGAACTCAACAAGATATTGGATTTGTAGATAACATATTAGACACAGCTTCTTTAGCATCATTTTGTGGTGCTTCAAATGGTCATATTGTTACTTGGTATGATCAAAGCGGAAATGGTGTTAATCAAACAGGAGCAGGTACAGGAGTAGGACCTTTAATTTGGAATGGAAGTACTGTTATTACTGGTTCATCTGGAATACCTGCTTGTTCATTTAATGGTACTGATCAATATTTTGCACAAACAACTGCTTTTACATCCAATAAAATAGCTGAAGTATTTTCTGTTTGTACTATAGATGCTTATACTGCTAATGGATTCCTTTGGTGCTCTCCAGATAATGGATACAGTTATGGTCCTTATGAAACAGGAGGAGGTGCTGTATCTATAGTAGCTAGTAGTGGAGCTAGATTAGGACAACAAAGTGTAGCTAATAGTAATATTGTTTTAGTTGATTTACTTTATAATGTTGGTGCTGGAACAAATAATTCATTTTTATGGATTGATGGTTCACAAACTAATTTTACTTTAGATAATCCTGCGTCTCCATATAATACAAGTTTCTTAGCTTCATCATTTACTAAAACAAATATAGGTAGAGGACCTTTTGGTGCTTCATTTTATACTAATGGTAGAATGAGTGAGTGGATATTATATAACAATGTTGATACTCAAAGAACTAATATCAGAACTAATTTTGATAATTTCTATAATACTTATTAATTATGGCTATAAAGCAAAATAATAATATTACCCCACAATTTGATCGTGGTACAACAGAGGTCAGAAAGATGTATTTTGGATCAAGTTTAATTTATGATCCAAGTATACCTGTACCTCCTTTTATTAGTGCTACTGGAGGTACTATTACAACTGATGGTGATTATAAAGTACATACTTTTACTACAGTAGCTACTAGTTCATTTGTGGTTACTAATGCTGGTATTGCACCTAATAATACATTAGAAGTATTAGTTGTAGCTGGTGGTGGCGGTGGATGTTCTGCTGGTGGTGGTGCTGGTGGTATTGAATATTTGGCTGCTTTAACAGCTGCTGTTCAAACTTACACTATTAGAGTAGGAAATGGAGGAACAGGAGTACAAGCTAGTACATCGCCTATTGGTAGAGGAGGTGCTGGTGGAGACTCACAATTTGATTCTTATGTAGCTGTAGGTGGAGGTGGTGGAGGTAATACTGGCGATTCAGGTACTGGAAATGGAGGTAATGGAGGTTCTGGAGGTGGAGGTGGAGCTTATGCTACAACAACTACTTCTGGAGGTACAGGTACTGTAGGTGAAGGAAATAATGGAGGAGGAAACGGATCAACAGCTAGTCCATATCCTGCTGGAGGTGGTGGTGGTAAATCTGCTAATGGTGGTACTGGTACCGCTGGTGTTTCTGGTAATGGTGGTAATGGAACTGCTTATAGTATTTCAGGAGCTAGTGTAACTTATGCTGGTGGTGGAGGTGGAGCTAATTATGTTAGTGGTGGTACAGATGGAACTGGTGGTACTGGTGGTGGTGGTAATGGTGGCGCTACTGGAGGTAATGGTACTGCTAATCTTGGTGGTGGAGGTGGTGGAGCTAGAGGTGGTGCTACAGGAGGAAATGGTGGTACAGGTGTAGTTATTGTTAAATATAAATTTCAATAATTATGACATCACCATTAACAAATACCATATCAGATACATTGACTATAACCGGTGTATTAGCGTTTATAATGAAATTTACTCCGTTTATCACGGCAGCAGTGTTAACTACAGCTTTAGTGCTTAATATACTAAGAATTTACGATTGGTTTAAAAATAAAGAAGAAAAATAATATGCCAAAATTTTATTTAGGATCTACTACATTAAATAATATATATGAAGGTAGTACTGCTATTAATAATATTGCTAATGTAGGAGAAGGACTTATTGTCTCTTATCTAGTATTAGGTGGAGGTGGAGGAGGAGGAGCTAATAATGCTGGCGGTGGCGGTGGTGGTCAATTCAATGATGGATTTATAACTTTAACTAGAAATATAAATTATAATGCTTCAATAGGTGATGGAGGGTTAGGAGGATTTTATTTAGGTGCTGATAGTACTAATGGTTCATCTTCTATATTTCACACTATTACTTCTATTGGAGGTGGTGCTGGAGGTAAAACTAGCCAAAATGGATTTAATGGAGCTTCAGGTGGAGGCGGAGGAGGAGGTAGTACTACTGGAGGTACTGGCTCAGTAGGATTTAATGGAGGTGATGGCCCAACAATAATGTTTCAAAACCCAGGCGGTGGAGGAGGTGGGGCTGGCTCTATTGGTATTAATGGAGTATCTAATCAAGCAGGTAATGGAGGTTCAGGTTCATTTAGTTCAATTACTGGAATATCTATTGAATATTGTGGTGGTGGGGGAGCAGGTATACAAACTACAAATCCAGGTGTTGGTAGAGGCGGTGGTGGTAATGGTGGTGTTAATAACACTTTCCCAGGACCTACAGCAGGTTCAGCTAACACCGGTGGCGGTGGCGGTGGAGGAGGAGGAACAACAGTTGGAACAAGAGATGGAGGTACAGGTGGTTCAGGAGTAGTAATTTTAAGTTATGATACTTCATTATCAGCATCTGTTAGTGGATTAACATTTACAACAGCTACTTCTGGAGGTAATACTATATTGTCACTTACATCAGGTTCAGGAACTGTAACTTTTAACTAATGGCTAAAGTAACTAAATCAATGGGTGTGAATAAATTTACACCCAAAACCAAAAAGAAAGGGTCCGCATTTAAACAAAGCGGACCCAAGGCAACACCTGTCTCTAAATACAGAGGACAGGGTAGATAATTAACGTTTACGTTTAGTAACTTTTGTCTTAGGTTTTCTACCTAATGGCATTGAACCTTTAATTACAGTAGGTTGTGCTGATGATTTAGCAGTATAATATGCTTTACCGTCATTTGTCTCGTGCTTAATTTGCTCTTTTTCAATATGAAGAGCTGAAGCCACACCAATTAATGTTTGTTCAGGTAATACATTTAGTTGTTCTGGGGTTAAACAGTCATTTAAATAAAATAAAATGTACCCGTCATTAAAAGCAGTGAACCAGAATATGTTCATACCTTGAGACATCATTCCATACAATGTATAAAAATGTTTGTTTTCAATAGCAATACCAGTATTTTCTCTTTCTCTAACATATAGTTCATTTGGAATTTCTACATAAACGTAGTATTCTTTGTCATCATAATCTTTACATAAAAATGAAACTGGAGCATTTTCTGATGCTACTTCAAATGTTTTAAATCGTGGTCCTAAATACTCAGCAAATATCTTGGCTCTATCTTCGTTAGTAACTTTCATATTATTTTGCTAAATGCTGAAGGATTTTAATTGTTTTGTTAATAACATATTCATTAATTTCTGTTTTATCAACAACTCCAGCAATTTTTGATTCAAATTCAATACACACTTCATCTTCATCTAAAGTACGTTTACCATCATCAAAAATAACATTACGTAAATTTTGTATTGTTAATAATGTTTGTTCTAACGTGTTTTGTGTGTTTTTTGCTTTTTGATCACCTGATCGTTTTTCTAAATTAAAGAATTTTTCACCTGGAGTTCTATTAGATTGATTCTTCCAGAATTGAAATAATTTTACACTTTGTGATTCTGTAGGTGCTACTCCTTGAGTCCTGAGATAATCATAACATGTGCGAGCCATTTTTAAATTAGGCATGTCAATAATCATTTGCTCAAGTGTTTCTAGCCATTTGTCATTTGTTAAGTTTGTTGTTTTCATATGTGTTTTGTTTTCTTGTTTGTTATGTTACATGTCATGTCTTGAACCTGCAAGCAACTTATCAAGATAAGTTGTCTTGACGAGCGTGACATGCTTGTTCTTGCTTCCTGTTCCTGTCTTGTCATGTCATAAATATACGTTATCAAATGTGAGAATACAAGCTAAAGTAAGAAACTTTATAAACGTACGTGAAAACTTAGTAAATGTTTTTTATCAAACGTGCGATCTTAAATTCAGGTGCATATAGTTATATCTGATGAATGTTTTAACAGATAATGAAAAACGTGATTTTATCAACAGGGAAATAACTTTAGCTTATCCTAAGATGGTTAAAGATTCTATTCGTATCACAGGATACAATTCTGATATGTGGGAGGATTTATTACCGTTTTGTATTCACGAATTTCTAACAAAGAAATCAATTGACTATCAGTATAAAGTAGCTGTTACAGATAAGAAAATACTTAATTATATGGGACGTTCAATGTCTCTAAATTTAAAATCCAGCACATCACCGTTTTGGGGTCAATATAGAAGACAAATGTATAACAACAGAGGCATTTACTTAGCTGAATCAAGTAAAAGTTATATAGACGGTGAATATGATGAAATTAAATTAGAGGAAATAGATGAATTTGAATGTATGGTACAACAATTAGATAAATTAGACTTTTACCATAAAGCCATTATCACTGATTATTTTTTAAACAGTATGACCTATGCTCAGATAAATAAGAAATATGGTATATCCTTAATTCATTTAAAACGAGCAGTAGACAATGGATTAGAAATTATTAGAAACAAATGTAAAGCAATACTACAATGATATTATATTTTATATTAACCGCTACCTTAGCATCAGTCGCTACATTTTACGCTCCTATATTAGTAGCGTGTATAAAACGGTTTAAAACGCGTAAACAACGAAAATTAAATGAGCTCATACGAGCGGAAGTAGAACGACAACTAAAAGATATTATTAATGATTGAACTATTAGGATTAGCAGTATTGGCAGTAATGATAGCTGAATGGTTTCAGCCATTACAATGGATTAAAAATTATTTTAAATTATACAACTACAAAGCAACCAGTTGGTTATATTGTGTAAAATGTTGTTCTTTCTGGTTAGGATTAGTTGTTACACTTAGTTTGGCTAAAGCAGGAGTAGTTTGTATATTCGGATATACTATTAGTTATTTAATTGATTTAATGGATAAAAACAGATATGGCAAATAAAATTTATTACATCTACGAAATTTTTGGTAAAAAAATAGGTTGTACATCTAATATAGAACGCCGAATGATGCAACAAAAAGTTTATAATGGAAATTATGAAATATTAGAGGCATATACTGACCCTAATATAGCTTCTATTAGAGAAAAAGAACTACAAAGAGAGTATGGTTATAAAGTAGATAGAAGTTCATTTGCTCGTATGATGGAATGGCAATCTAAATTGGATAGAAAAGAAATAGCTTCTAAAATTGATTGGAAAACAGCTAAAGCAAAAGTTGATTGGAGTGCAGCTTTTAAAACACATAGAACTTCTAAAATGGATTATAAAAAAATAGGTGATGCTCAACGTGATAAACCTAAACATAGTCAAGAACATATTGAAAAAATGTATAAAGTAGTTAATCAATATGATTTAGAAGGTAATTTTATTAAACAATGGAATTCAGTTAAATCAGTTAAGGAACAATATAAAGGAGATATTGACGCTTGTTGCAGAGGTAAACAAAAAACATCAGCAGGATTTATTTGGAAATACGCAAATTAAAAATATATGATAAATTTTAATGAAAATTTAACCCAAGACCAGGCTCGTTATATAATAGAGGAAGTATTATCTAAAAGAGGATATCGTATTGATCGAACAACCTTAGGATGGTTTGAAAAAGCTCACAATCTTGCTTTTAAAGAGCAAGTTGGACAACCTAGTTGTAGTTGTGAAATGATTGCTACATACAATGTATGGAATTCACGCCTAAGTCAGTACGAACAACAAATTAGAGCTATTGCTTACCCTGTAATAGAAATTTTACCAAGTGAAATCATTGTTGAGGCAGTTACTGAAATTCAAACATTGCCTAATGAAATTAAAGTAAAAACAACTAAAGGTAGACCTAAAAAATAATGGCTAGGGAATACTATACTGGTAAATTATTTAATACTTATCTTAACAGTGAAGCTGCTTGGGAAATTATTGAATATAAAGCTATGGGGTATGATAAAGACATTGATACACTCTATCCAGAACATTTTAAAACAGAACAAAAACATACTGATTATAAACAATTCCTAGATACATTATTATTACCTAAGGAACAATATCATATATTTGATGATAAGTTAGATAATTATGTATTGACATCAAATGGTAGAATAATTAATGCTAAAACAAATACTCAAGTGTTTGTATACTTTAAACAACACTGTATAGTATGCCATATTAGAAACATTAAAATTGATTTAGCGACGGAGTTTATGAAATATGGATGGTCGTTTAATATAGACGATATTAGACGTACATACGACAAATATAAATGGAGATACCAATGGAAAGGAATAAGACATCATTACAAGAAGTAAAGTTTGTAGGACGATATGTATCATTGAAATATAGGATATACTTATATAATAATATACGATAATATGAAATCAAATAAATTTGAATATACAAAACACTTAAATGAATGTGTTGAATATATTATGACTAATTTAGCGGGATGGACAACATTCACTACTTGGGCAAGGGAGAAATATGACATTAATAACAAACACGCTAATACATTATGGAAAGAGTCGTGGAAAATAATTACTGAAGATATATCTCAAGAACGAGCATCACGTAAAGATTATTATATGCAAGAACTTGAACGTATTAAGATTCAAGCTGAAGCAGATAATAAATGGGGTGATTCATTAAAAGCTATACAAACACAGATTAAATTGGATGGCTTAGACATTCAACAAATTGAAGCTAAAATTGAAGGTAACATAAAATTAAATTGGGGAACTAGTTTAGATGGAGATACAATTATTTAGCCCACATAAAGGACAGAAAGCAATCATTGATGGGTTTGCTGATTCAGTACATAAGTTTGGAATAGTAGCAACTGGTAGGCAGTTCGGAAAATCATTATTGGCTCAAAATATGATGCTATATTGGTTGCTACAGAATCCAAATCAAAAAGGTGCTTGGATTACTCCTGTATACAATCAATGTAAGAAAATATTTGACGAATTAACTAATGCTGCTCATTCAATTATTAATAAACAAAATAAAGCAGACCTTACAATCACATTTCTTAATGGGTCTACTTTACAATTTTTATCTACTGACAACTATAATACCATTAGAGGTTTTAGTTTTAACTATATGGTACTTGACGAGGCTGCCTTTATAAAGCAAGATGCTATTGAACAAGCTGTATTACCCACATTAACTGCTATTGGTAAGAAATGTTTAATTATATCTACACCTAAAAGCAAGAACTGGTTCTATGAGTATTTCTTGCGAGGTAACACGTCTAATAACGTCTATATATCATTTAAAGGTATTAGTCGTGATAATCCATACGTTGATAAAGATTTTATTATAGAACAACATAAGTCATTACCTAAAGACATTTACTATCAAGAGTATTTAGCTGAATTTACAGATGCAGGTAATGATGTATTTACAAATTTAGATTTAGTATGTATATTAGATGAGTGGGGAATACCAACAAGAAGTGAACGCTATTATATTGGAGTTGACACTGGAATCACAAATGATTTTACAGTTTGCGCTATCCAAAGCGAATCGGGAAGAATCGAAAAAATTATTAGAACTAACGGACGCACATTTGAGGAAATTGGAAAGGATATCATATTTGAGTGCAATAAGTGGAATGTCGTGGGAGGATTTTGCGAAACAAATGGGATTGGATTAGCAATGTACGAACTATTAAAACCATATATTCGTAAACTAGTAGCATTTACTACTACTCAAGATAGTAAAACCAAAGGCGTCCGTAAGCTAATTTATGATATTCAGGAAGGTAAAGTTGAATTACCATCAAAACAATTAATGCCTGAGGTATTTAATGAAATGAGTGCTTATACATTTAAGTATGCTGCTAATGGTAATGTATCATTTACACATCCTCAGGGAATGCACGATGATGTAGTTGATGCTATTATGTTAGCTAATTTATCTCGTAATGAACACGCATTTACTAAATCAAAAATTTATATAGGAAACACAAATAAACAAAATAATAATCAATTATATGCCAATCGTATTTAAAACAGAAGAAGAGAGAAATCCAACACAACCAGTAGTTACACCTGAAATTATTAAAGCTAATAAAAAGTACAATACTGCAGAAACAATTAAAATTGAACCTAAAGACTACAGTAATGTAGAAATACCACCATATACACCTCCTGCAGATGCTAAATCAGGTATGTATGAGGAATTTGATATTGTAAGTGAAGATGATTTAACACAAACTCCATTTGCTGAAGGGGAAGAAGAAAAATTAGCACTTGACTTTATTCTAGAATTTGGTCTATACAATAAGTTCTTGTTATGGTGTGGAATTCAAGACCAGTTAAAGAAACTTAAGGATAGCTTGGATATTACAATAGAATAATGTATATTTATTGATGTTGGGTTTGAGTTTTTGCCATTTATTTGTTCCCAACGATTTTTGTTTCTGTATGGTGTGTAGTGAGGGGGTCCGCAGTATTTGCTTTAGTCTTTCATAATTTATTCCCCCTCACACCATATTTAATTCTTGTAATGCTTTCGAGAAAACAGCACTATAACTACTTAACACAACCTACATTTGAACCCTCCGTAAAAAAGAGGGTTCTTTTGTTTGGCTATTCTGAAATGTGATGTTATATTAACATTATAAGAAAAAATAAGTTATGTACAGAACACAATTAGTTACAACCAAAGGAGAAGTAATCAGAACATTTACTTCTAAGTCACGTCCAGCAACTCAATCCTATTCAACAATGGGAGGTGTAGAAATCACTTACACTGACAGTGAAACAAGTTTTGCCATTATTGGTAACTTTAATGTCATTGTAGAAAAAATAGATAATCCAGAAACTGTTTAAATTGCTCTAACTTAATAACAGCAATCGAACCCCGAAAGGGGTTCTTTTGTATTTTAGAATCAAAAAGCTTACAGCCACATATTTATTACTGATGCAAATAACAACAAATATACCTGATTATTTTAATGTCAAGCATTATAAGCAGTTTAGTGTCCTAAAATCATTAGATGAAATGGAACAAAGACTACACGTTATAACAACACTAACTGGTGAATCAATGCAAACGGTGAAGCAATGGCCGATACCGTTTATTATACAACTATATGCGCGTTTAAACGAACTTATAGCTAATGTTGAACCTGAATTTTATCCTGTTATTGAATGGGAAGGAGTTCAATATGGTTATAGACCAATGCATAAAATGAATTTAGATGAGTATGTTGACATTGATATGTTAATTAAAGATACTGATAGAAACATAAATAACATTTTAGCTATCTTGTATCGTCCAATTACTAAAAATAACTTAAATTCAAGTAAATGGATCACTAAGCAAACAATTAAAGTACTTCAGGGACAAGTTGAAAATGGATTTGATTATTATGATATAGAAAAATACGATAACGTTAAACGTGAACAAGTAGCATCACAATATGATAATTTTCCAGCATCAGTAGCGTTAGGCGCTTTGGGTTTTTTTTTAGGCAGCAATCACTTATTATCAAAAAATACGGAGTCCTCTTCCCTACAATGGGAGTTAATGATGAACGAAGTGACGAAGAAAAACTCGAAGATTCAAAAAGCCTTGTCTCGCATTACGGTTGGTTATATATCCTCAATGAACTTGCTAAGAACCCCATCTTACAAATCACTGGAGACAAGTGTATAACTGATTTAAATACAATATTTGCCCTTGATTATTTATCAATGATAACCGAGATTAATTTAGAACAAAATGAACAACTTAGAAAACAACAACAACGAATTAACTAACTTTCAAGAAGAAGTAGTTAAAAAAGTTAATAGAAAAGCATTTGGCGCTACTGAACCTGAATTAACAGAATTAGAAGCATCAATTCAAGCACGTAAACACGATTTAAACTTTCCTGCATTACAGGCTATGTTTGAATTAAATGAAACTGAATTACAAACAATATTAGATAAACTTCCTCCAACTAAGGATTGCAACTGTTAATTATGAGCGATTTTCCTACCTACCAATACATTGTAGAACAATTTAGAACTGCCTGTGCCCAACATTTAGCTATTAATGAATTTGGTGAAGGTAGTATTGATCGATTAGATTCATTAAATCAGAATGTAAAATATCCTTTAGCATTCTTAAGACCAATTCAATCAAATGGTATTACATTAAATGCTAATGGAGTATCAGGTGCCAGAACACTTAATTTTGAATTCTATATGATGGATGTTCCTCAATTAACTGATACTGATGTATTACAATTACAATCTAATTGTGAAATTTATCTATATGACATTATAGCTTACTTTAACTTAGGATCATATCAACAATCAGAATTCATTACATTAAACAGTATTAGTCCATTATATGAGGCTTTTAATGATCGTGTTTGTGGTTGGGTTGGTAATATAACAGTTAACACACAAGCAACACTTGATTTCTGTAACTTTCCTAAATTATAATTATGGCACAAACACCTTTGAATCAAGCAATACAGCAAGTTGGTAATCAGATCGTAGATCAGATGAAAGCTAATTTGCAACGTAATAATAATGATAACACTGGTATGTTAGCTAATTCAATTGAAGCAACAGTTGAAGGTGATAGATTAGTCATTAGTATGCTTGATTATGGTAAATGGGTTAATGATGGAGCAGAACGTGGTCCTGGAAGAGTACCTCCAATTAAAGCAATTAGATTCTGGATTGCTAAAAATGGTATTACACCTAGAGGAGGTATTACAGCAAAACAATTACCTTATGTTATTCAACGTTCTATAGGTAAACGAGGACAAACAAGAAGACAAGCATTTCCATTTATTGAACCTGCTATCACTACAGTATTAAGTAAAGATTTAACAGGTATATTTGGTAAAGCAATAGACACAATAGCAAAACAAATTTTAAAATAAAATGAGTATTACAATTCAACAATACGCAGCCCAATTAAATTTAGCAAACAGTGATATGCTGTGGGAAGTTACATCTAACTCCTCATCAGCAGCTCAATACCAATATGTTTGTGCTTTAAAAGATGGCTGTGGAACAACATTAACAACAATAAAACAACAACCTAACCCAAGCTATAAAGGTGTATTTAACTTAGGACGTATTGTAAGACAATACTTAGATTATGATACAGATAATTTCAGTATGGGTGCTGATGGTTTATTTTATAAGAATACTAATGCTGCTAAATACTTTAAAGTAGCGTTTGGTGAAGAATATGGAACATCACCTTCATCATCTGTTACAGCATATACTGGTGTAGGTGCAACTACAGGTTCTGCTTCTGTTACTGGTTCAATTCCTTATTATTTTTTAATTAATGGAGTTGTTGATCCTAATAGTGGTGTTTGGAATTGGAATACAAGTTCATTTTATGATCCTCAAACTACACCATCATCTGCTTCATTTACTAAAAATGTAGCATTAACAGATGCGAGTAGAACACAGTCAGCAAGACCGACAGATTACCTTACTATAGGCGTTATAAACGGAGCACTTAATGGAAGCACATCAAGCGCACAAGACATTTATGCCCTTGATTTAAACGTATATTATACGGGTGCTTTAGCATATACTCAATCATTGTTCAATACAAGTGTTAATACTGCCTCTTATTATGGAGGACCAAGAACAGCAACTACCCAATTATGGTCAGCTGTATCAACAGTACAAACTTGTTCTATAAATTCAGGTTCACAATCATCAGGTTCATTCTTATTGTATGCTGGTATTGGACCTCAAAATATTACTAATAATGGTAACTTTAATTTCAGTACTCAAAACTGGGATTATTATACTATTACTTTAAGACCACAACAAGCATCTAACACAATTAACACAAGTGCAAGTTGGGATTCATTTACAATTACTAAACAAGATCCTAATTGTGGATATGAGGGAGTGAGATTTGCTTGGATTAATGATTATGGAGTGTGGGATTGGTTTAATTTCACTTTACAATCAGATAAAAATACTAATTTAGATAAAGGTATATACAAGCAAACATTTGTTGATTATAGTACAACAACTAACGCAGTTGACTACAATATACGCAGACGAGGAAATAATGCGTATTACACGAATATAAACGAGAATTTTACAGCTAATAGTGACTGGTTGACACAAGCAGAAGCTGATTATTTAGAACCATTATTTTATTCACCAAACGTGTATATACAAGATGGATTTAATATGTTACCTGTTATTATCACTGATTCACAGTTTACAAGTAAACGAAATCCTCGTACACAAAAGAATTTCCAATATACAATTAATTATACATTAGCAAATACTAAGAGAAGCAGATAATGGCTACACAGTATCAAGTAATATTAAGAGCTATAAATGATGATCAAGAGAAATTTGATCTTGAGTTAACAAATGATCCTCAATTTTTATTAGATATCTCAGCTATTCAGTCTGATGATATAGGGAAAATTTATGGAATATCATCTCAGGAATTTGCTTTGCCTGGCACTGATGTTAATAACCAATTTTTTAATAACTTATTTGATTTAGGTACTACTCCAGCAATTGGATTAACACATACAGTACCTTGTCAAGTATTAGTTGATGGTCAAGCTGTATATACAGGCAAATTATACTTAAACAACATTATCACAGATCAATACAATGATGTAATTTACAATTGTGCTGTAGTAAATGAAACAGTTGATTTTAGAACTCAAATTGATACTCGTGCATTAGCTGATTTAGACTGGAGTGCTTATAATCATACTTCAAGTTGGACTGCTATTTCACAATCGTGGAATGATCAATTAGTTAATGGAAATATTTTATACCCATTAGTTCATTATGGTAAAGATCCTAACTATACATCTTCAGCAAACATTGAATTTGGAGGAGGTACTTTCCAGATTGACAATATTAATTATCCTTTAAGACCACAAGATTTAAAACCAGCTATTAGAGCTAAAGCAGTAATAGACACTATTTTTGATACTGTTAATTACAAGTATACTTCATCATTTATTAATAGTGCTTATTTTCAAAGTGTTTATCTATTAACCACAGCTAATGAATTTAAAGGACCTGCTATTAACAACTATGTTTCGCAGTCAGTATACGCTTATAGAACGGGTACAACACAAAGTATTCTTATGGATGGTACTTACTATCCTGTAGAATACAATGCTGAAGTTTATGATAATGGAGGTAATTATGATACTGGTCTTTATAAGTATACTGCTGATGTTAGAGGTGCTTATACTATAAATGCTGCTGTTCCTTTTGTAATTAATAACTATGGAGGACCTGATCCTACAAGAACAATAGGAATTAGAGTACTAAAAAATGGTACTACAGCATTACAAACTTATGTTAGAAGAATACCTGGTATTAGCTCAGGTAATATAAATTTAGGACCATTTCAGGTAACATTAAATCAAACTGATTTTATTCAAGTTGAGGTATTTGGTGATGGATCCTCAGGTTCTGAAACTATTGGAGTTCAAACAGGAACTAATACTTGGTTAAAAGTACTTGGTCCTCCTTCTACTGAATTAGGAATTGTAGATATGGCTTTACAGTTTCCTGAGGATTTAAGAATACTTGACTTTATTCAAAGTTTAGTTTTAAAATATAATTTAGTAATTGAACCTGTTAAAGGTGAAAGAAACTTATTACGTATTGAACCATTTAATACTTGGGTTGATCAAGGTACTATTGTTGACTGGACTAATAAAGTAGATAGAAATGTTAAATGGGAAATTAGACATCCATTAGGAGATCAACCTAAAGAAATATTATTTACTGATGAAACAGATGAGGATGTAATCAACAAATTCCAAAATTCAACATTTAATAACACATATGGTGAATACAATTACTATTCAGATTCTGATTTAACTGAAGGTACTAAAACAATTAAAACCATATTTGCAGCTACTCCTGTTAAGGGTATTCAAAACGGTTATACAACTGTTATTCCTCAACTTTATAAAAAAGAAGAAAACAAATATGGTCAACCATATAAATTCAAACCACGTTTATTACATAAACAATCTTTAAAAACAGTACCTGCAACTGAAGCTTATGGCGTATCAGGTTCTGTTAGAGGATATTATTATGTTAAAGATGATAGTGGAAATACTATACCTGTTAATTACTATAGAACATTAGGAGGATTATCTGAATCACCTGCAAATTTTTCTTCATCATTTGATATACACTACGATAACTTAGATTTTTATCCTTATCAACAAAACTATGTTAATGGAAGAACAAGCAATGATGCTTACTCAGTATATTGGGCTTATTATATAAACGAATTATATGATGTAGATACTCGTATAGTAACAATGAACATCGTTTTAAATCCAACTGAAATTGAGCGTATACAATTAAATGATAAGATTTTTATTGATGGTCATTACTATAGAATTAATAAAATACAAGGTGCTAACTTAATTGATAAACAATCAACACAAGTTGAATTATTAAAAACATTACCTCGTAAATTACAATTCCCCCGTAGAAGAATTTATCTTGATCCTCAAACATACGAGGATGTAATTCAAAATGATTATAATGAAAATGGTACAACATCGTACTCATATTTTATAAGTAATCAACCTGTTACTTCTTCTGAGATTTTACATCAAGCAGGTACACGTGATGCTAATGAGGTTTATGGTACTGATGTTATTTGGGATCAAACAAAACCATTTATTTACAATCCTAATATTTTAGTTGTAGGTAATGCTGATTATGATGAAACAGCCAATAATGTAATATCAGTTGGTAATAATGGAGCTATACCTCAAGATACTCAAAATACAGCTATATTCTTTCCTACAGTCATATTAGATACTTACAATACAGGTACTGTATATATGGGTAATTCAATTACTCAGAATAGTGCTCAGTTTACTGGTTCAGTAGATATTACAGGCAGTTTATGTGTGAATGGAGATTGTTGGCCATTTACTGGATCATTAGCTCAAACAGCATCATTTATTTCTGTATACAGTACATCATCACAAACAGTTACTGCACCTGAATCAGCATCAATAATGACATTTGACACTGTTGATTTTAGTAGAGGAATAGCATTATCATCAGGTTCAAGATTTCTTGTATCTAAAACAGGTGCTTATAATTTAGCATTTAGTGCTCAGTTAGATAAAACAACAGGTACAAAACAAACAGCTCACATTTGGTTAAAGAAAAATGGAGCAAATGTACCTAACTCAAATACAAAGGTTACAATGGGAGGAGGTTCAGGTGATAAAGCTGTAGCTGCTTGGAATTTATTTTTAACAGGTTCAGCAGGTGATTATTGGGAATTAGCTTGGTCAGCAACAGATACAAATGTTTTCTTATCAACAGAAGCTAGTTCAAGTGTTTATCCATTTACACCCTCTATTATAGCAACAGTAAATTCAATGTATTAACAATAAAATATTTATAACAATATGGCTACATTTAGCATAGACGTCGCAGTCAATAGTAAATCAGTAAACGAATTAGAACAGGATTTACAAACCTTAGAAGCCCAATTTAAACAACTTAAAATTGGTGATCCTGGTTTTACTGAATTAGGAAATCAAATTAAGGGAGTAAGATCTCAATTAAAAGATGTTGAACTACAATTTGAAGGTTTAGATAAAGAACAACGTGCAACAGCATTAGTAGATACATTTAATGGTTTAACAGGTGCGGTAGGTGCAGTTAGTTCTGCATTTATTGCCTTTGGTGCTTCAAGTGAAGCAATTGAGGAAGCTGAAAAGAAATTATTAGGTGTTATAGGAGTTGTTAATGGATTAAGAGATGTATCTAATTCATTTGTTGCAGCTAATAAATTACTTGGTAGTTCATTTAAAGCAGCATTCACTACAGCTACAGGAGCAATTAACGTTACACGTGTTGCTTTAGCTGGATTAGGTATTGGTGCTATTATATTTGCAGTAACGGAATTAGCAGATGCCTTTGATTTATTTGGTACTAAAGCAGCTGAAGCAAATGAAAAAGCTGCTCGTTCATTATCTAATGCTGAAACAGCAGCTAAAAATGCTATCAGAACTATTAAAGATAAAGGTGATATAGCTGTTGCTCAAGCTGAATTAGAAGGTAAATCAGAAAAAGAATTATTAGATATTAAAAAACAATCTATTAATGATCAGTTATCAGCATTAGAAGGATTAGCAGCAGTACAAAATAAAGATTTTTTAAGAAGACAAAAAGAAGCTAACGGTGATGAAGAACAGCTTAGAAAAATTAACGAAGAGTTTAGTAAATATGCCCAAGAAAATGGAGCATTACAAGCACAATTAAATAAAGAATTAGATTTACTTGACATTAATTTCAAGAAAGGAATAAAAGATAGAAATAAGAAATCTAAAGACGATGCTATTGCTTTATCAAAAGAACAAGCAAAAGAAGAAGAAGAAATACTTAAAGAAAAAGAGGCACGTCGTAAAGAATTAGAAGCTCAAGTCAATGCAGCTCAATTAAGTGCTGATGAAGCTGCTCGTCAAAGACGATTAGCTGAAGCCAAAACCGAAGATGAAGAAATTCAGGTTAAATTTCAAAACCAATTAGCAGCTTTACAAGATGCTTATATGCAAGAACAAATGGGCGCAGTTAATAATGCTGAGGCCTTAGCTCTTATAGATAAAAAATATGCTGATTTAGAAGTTGTAGCTACTGCTGAGCGTGATAAAGCAGTGATTGATTTAGCTACAAAACGAACAGAAGAACAAAAGAGATTAGATAAAGAAACTGCTGATAGTACTAAAAAAACAGCTGATGATATTGTTGCTGCTGAAAAAGCAAAAGCAGATGCTCAAGATCAATTTGTAGCAGCATCAAGAGGTGCGTTAGTTGCTTTAGGAGGATTATTTAAAGAGGGTAGTACAGCCGCTAAAACAGCAGCATTAGCAGACATTGCAATTGGTACAGGAGTTGGATTTATAAATGCTTTAGACATCGCTCAAAAAGGAGCTAAAGCAACAGGACCTGCAGCACCATTTGCTTTTCCTATATTTTATGCTTCACAAATAGCTGCTGTATTAGGTGCAGCATCAAGAGCTAAAGCTATTTTAAGTAGTGGAGGTTCAGGAACAGCTTCAGGCCCAACAGTACCATCAGCTCCATCATTGCCTAATGCTGGTATATCACAATCACAATTTGGTGGGTTTGGATCAAATACAGTCCCATCATTAACAGGAGGAACAACAGGAGGATTTGGAGGTTCACAAACAGGAGGACCAGGCGGCGTTTTTAAAACATATGTATTAGCTGGTGATGTGACAAGTGCACAAGCAGCAGAAGCTAAAATTAATCAAAGAAGACAATTCTAATGAAAATAGTAGAACTTAAAATAGATGATTCAGTAATCTCAGGATTTGATGCTACGGCATTAGTTGAATCACCAGCAATAGAAGAAAATTTTATCGCATTCAATAAAGTCAGTATGGCTGAATTAACCCATAATGACTATCCACAAGCAGCAGTTGATGCTGCTAAACGTGGTATTGAATTAAATGAAAAAAATAATAACAAATGTGCTACTCAAGTAGGTAAAGTAAGAGCACAACAATTAGTAAATGGTGAAAAATTAACACTTGATACTATTCAACGTATGCGTTCATTTTTAATCCGTCAAAAGGGCAATTATGAATTAGCTACTAAACGTAAAGATTATAATGCTTGTGGATATATCTCATATTTGTTATGGGGTGGTGAAGCAGCATTACCTTGGGCTGAAAAGAAATTACGTCAAGCAGGTATTGAATTTTCTAAATTCTCAGATGAAGGTAAAGATGTTTATTTAATTTCTTGTTCTTCAGAAAAATTAGATTACAAGTGTGCTGCTGAGGAAATGTATGATTCACCATTATTTGATAAGTCATTATCGTTTGCTCGTAAGCAACAAAAAGATGATAATTACATTAAAATATTATCTGCAAAATATTATTTGACTGATTTAGATCAAATGATTGAGCCTTATAATTTGACATTAAAGAATTTTTCATCACAACAAAGAAAAGATTGGGCTAACAAAGTATATAGCCAAATATTAGATAAGTACAGTTTACAGTATGATCGTTTTATGTTCTTAGCTGGTACTGCTTATACTGAATACTTAATGAGTAAATTTAAGTATAAAACAGATGTATTAGAAGGAATGAGAATAGGTGAACGTATGGCTTACTTAGATAAGTTCTATATAGTGACTAATAACGACGACTATGCAACCAAACACAATTTTGCGTTAGTTGATCCTGAAGCCGTTATAATAGAGGAACTTATAAAACAAGAAATGTCATTATTGAAATCAAACATTCCTCAAATGCCACCTAATGAACCTCAAGTATATGCTGAGATTGGTCCTCGTGGTGGTATTAAAGAATCTAAAAAAGCACCTAAATCAGATACTCCTAATCCTAATCCTAAAGGTGAAGGTTCAGCTAAAGGTGATGCTTCAACTTCACGTGGTGCTGAAGTAGATAAAGCTACAGAAGAAACATTACAAAAGAAAGTAGATGATTTTAATGAGCGTTATAAAGATAAATTAGGATATGGTGTAAATGTAGGACAACTTAAATCTGTTTATCAACGTGGTTTAGGCGCCTATAACACATCTCGTTCACCTTCAGTGGCAGCTCGTGGAGGTGCTAAACAATGGGCTTTAGCACGTGTTAATGCTTTTTTATATTTGGTTAAAGAAGGACGTCCACAAAATAAAAAATATACAACAGATTATGATCTGTTACCTACTAAACATCCTAAACGTGAACAATTTAATGAGTCATTTTTTATAACTGTGTTTGGTTATCCAACAGAATTTTTCTATATATGTCCAGGTGCTATATCTACTTTTGAACATTTAAAACAAATGAATCCTGATGAAGAAACAAAGGGAATGATTCGTTCAGCAGCTCAAATAGCTGATAATGTGTTTGAAATAGAAGCACGTGTGTTAAAAAATGAGTCCTCTACACTTGATGACTATACAGAAGCATTTATATTAGTCAATGATTTTTATGATTTAATGCACGAGATAGATGAGGAAGTAGGAATGACACATAACGTTGATTATATGGAAGGACATCTTGATATAATAGCAGATTATTTAACCGAAGAAGAATTTAACATTAATGTAGCTGCATTACCTAACTTTGTTAATGAAGCATCTACTGGAAATAGAAAACGTAATTTCGCTTCTGAATTAGCTGAAAAGCAAATGTTAGTAGGTCCATTAATGACTCCAGGTAAATTAATTCCTCGTGTTGATGAAGAAACAGGTGAGGAATATCAAGTATTTTTCTCTAAAGAAACAATTGAGAAAATTGCATATAAAATGATGCAAGATAAATTAGTTGATTCAGTTAACATTGAACACGATGGTGCTCATAGAGTTGATGATGCTTATTTAGTTGAAACTTGGATTGTTAAAGATCCAGAAGCTGATAAATCAGTATTATATGGTTTTCAACCTATTACTGGTCAATGGTATGGAATGTACAAAATTGATAACAGACGTGTTTGGAACGAATATGTTAAAACAGGTAAAGTTAAAGGCTTCTCAGTTGAGGGCTATTTCTACAATAACGTACTAACTAAAAAATAATTATGCCTATACCTAAACGTGGTGCTGAACCTAAAGACGAATTTATCGCAAAATGCATAGCTAAATTGCGAAAAGAATATCCTGTAAGACAAGCATCAGCAATTTGCTATGCTCAAGCAAAAAAATAAATTTAACAACCTTATTTATATATTTATAATCAAATTAATTAATTATGAACAAAGAACAATTAAAAGAGTTGGTTAAACAACACTTTGGCTTAGTTGATAAAACTCCTGTAAAAGAAGCATTTGGTGAAGTATTTGATGAGAACAAAGCGTTCAAAATCGTTTTCCCTGGTGATACTTTGAAAGTAGGCGACGAAGTTAAAGTTGTAACCAAAGAAGGCCAAGAAAGCCTCGCTCCCGATGGATACCACAAATTAGAAGATGGTACTATGATTAAAACTGAAGGTTCATCTGTAGTAGAAATTGTTTCTCCTGAAGGTAAAACTGAAGAAGAAATGTCTATGGAAGATGGATTAGGTGTAGTTGAAGATCAAGCTAACGCTGCTGTTGAAGAAGCATTTGCTGCTAAAGAATCAATTTCAAATGTTGAAGGTACTACTCCTCAAAATGCAGTAACTGAAACTAATGTTCCAGTATCTACATTGACTGGCCCAGTTAAAACTGAAGCTGAAGTTGAAGCCGAAATGATGAAAAAAGTTAAGATGGCTATCGACGAAACTATCGCTTCTGAAATCGCTGGTATCAAAGAAGAAATGAAGTCAATGAAGACTAAAATGGAAGAATTTATGAAGTCTCCTGCTAAAGATAAAACTATGATGTCTGCTGATGTTAAAAAAGATACATTCGGTGGAGATTCATTGAAAGCCAAACAAATGAAAGTTATGGCTGAATTACTTAAAAATAAAAACAAATAACCCCTAACAATTAAAACAATACAATTATGTCATTAAACGTCGCCGCTCTATCCGACTTCAACAACCAGGTTGCTGGTGAGTTGATCATCAAGATGGTTTATGCTGGTTCAACAATGGAATATATCACCATTCAAGAAGGTGTTAAATACCAAGAGCCTATTAACCTTTTCGAAGTTAGCTTGTATATGCAGAATGGTACTTGCGTAAGCACTGCCTCTGGATCAGCTACTTTTACCCAACGTACAATTGAGGTTTGTCCTCGTACTTCATTCGATGCATTGTGCTTGAAAGACTTAGATAAGAAATACTTAGGTATCTCTGCTTTGGCTCCAGGTTCTTACAACGAAACTTTCGCATTAGCTACTCAGTACAGCGAATTGTTAGTAAACCAATTCCAAAAAGCAAACGACCAATTCTTGTGGCAGCAAGTTTCAGGTTCAGCTTCTACCTTCGGTGGAACTTGTGCTGTAAACGGTTTGAACGTAACTATCAGTTCTTCAACTGCAGGTGTTATTCGTTTCCCATTCATCGCTGCTTCAGGTTCAGCTGCTAACATTTTGACCACTATGGACGGAATGATCGCTACCTCAAGTGCTGATGTTGCTGACAGAGAAGATTTAACTTTCTTCATGAGTGTTACTTTATTCCGTAACTACTTGACTGCTTTGCGTACTGCTAACAACTTCTATTTCGATCCAGCTTCTGTTACTAACCGTCCTGGTTTGTATGAAATGAAGTATCCTTTCCAACCTAACGTAACTGTAGTAGGTACTATTGGTTTGCAAGGTGTAAATACCATTAAGTTTGGTCCTGCTAAGCAAATCGTCGCTGGTACAGATTTATTGAGCGATTTCACTGAATTCCAATTGTGGTATGATATCAATACTGACACCTTGCGTCACCGTATTTCTACCAAATTAGGAGTTAACATTGCTTATCCTGAATTCTGGGTTAGCGCTGAAGCCTAATCTATTGTTTAACATTTAAAATCAGAAAGATATAATATTATGCCTTGCGCTATAACATCAGGATTTCAACTCGGTTGTCGTGACAATACGGGTGGTATTAAAAATATCTACATCTTATCTGGTTCGATCTCTAACATCACAGGGTCTCAAGGTTTAATTACTGGGATTACTGGTTCAGGTATCTTCTATCAATTCCAATTATTCCGTCAAACGTCTAATTATAGTGAAGAGATAGTAGCAACTCCTGAAAATGGTACAGTAGTTTACAATCAAACTTGTAACGCTGTATTCTTCAAGATGCAAACTGCGACTCGTAACCAAGTAAGAGTATTAGCACAAAACCCTAACCTATCAATTATTATTGAAACTAATAATGGTAGTGAAACAGGAGCCGCTCGTTGGTTCTTGATGGGCCAAGTAAACGGCGCTCAATTGTTGAGTGGTACCAGTCAAACTGGAACTGCGTTCAGCGATTTGAACGGTTATAACTTGGTATTCTCAGGAAACGAGCCTAACCCTGCTTCAGAGGTTAGTGGTTCAGCTACTTCCTTCACTGGTTCTTTAAGTGGTATTACAATTACCTCTTACTCAGGATCTCTCTAATCTTTAAAATAAACCAAAAGGGGGTTGCGCTTAAATGCGTAACCCCCTACTTGGTTGAAAGTAAACTATGCTACAGTTAAACGTTTCATCTACTACAAATTCAAGTGCAGTTTACCCTGATGTCACAGCATCACTTGGTACAACTCAAGTATTACTTGACTTTACTCAATCATACGATTATTCTAAAAAAAGCAATGTTGTTGCTACTTTAATTAATACTCCTGGTCCTACAAATCCTTGGTTAGTATTTCAAGTATCTGGTTCAACTTTACCAACAGCATCAGGACAATATGATGTTAATATTTGGGAATTTACAGGTGTTGGTTTAGGCACTTGGGGATCACAAAATACATTATGGACTAACACTAATGTTGAATGGGATGGAAGTGGAGGATTTAATAAAACTGTTTTATTGTCAACTGACAGAGCATTTATTTCAGGCAGCAATGGAGTAACTACAACCACATATTTATTACCAGCAAACGGAGGTACTTATACTACCTATAATTATCCATAATAATGAGTGAAAATAAAAAATATACATTCAAAACTATTCCACGTAATGTTCAAACTAACCAACGTATTAGTTTAATAGAGCGTAAGAATCAATTCTATATTAGTTTTGGAGCTGACAATGGTTTTCCTAACAAATTAATCGATTTGATGAACTATTCATCAATTCACGGAACTTGTATCAATGCTACAGTTGACTCAATTGTAGGTAATGGTTTAACAAGTGATAAACCTGAGACATTAGATTTTGCAAACTTTGAAGGTGAATCTTGGAATGATTTGCTTAAAAAAGTAGCTAAAGATCTTAAATTATTTGGTGGGTTTGCTTTGGAAGTAATCTGGTCTAAAGATAGAAGCAAGATTGCTGAAGTATACCACATTGATTTTTCATACTTACGTGCTAAAGAAAAAAACTTTAGAGGTAAGATTCCAGGTTACTACATTTGGGATGAATGGAATGGCGTAAGTTCATATGTTAACCAATCATTAGAAGATATCCCATTTTTACCTGTATATAATCCATTAAAAAAAGACGAAGAACCATCTCAAATTTACGTTTATGAAGCCTATCGTCCAGGTATGAAGTATTATCCTGTACCTGATTATGTAGGTGCTTTAAAAGTAATTGAATTAGATGCACAAATTGACAATTTTCACCTTAACAACATTACTAATGGTGTTGTACCTTCTCTTGCTATTACCACATTCACTAATGCAAATGAGGAAGAAAGAGAAGCAATTGAAATAATGCTTCGCAGTCAATACGGTGGTACAGAAAATGCTGGTTCATTAATTTATATGGACGTTGATAGTCCAGATAATGCACCAATCATAACCCCTATCGACTCAAACGGAACAGACGTTTATTATACAACTATAAACGACTTAGTAACGCAAAAAATATTAACTGCTCACCGTATTACATCTCCTATGATGTTAGGTATCAAAACCGAAGGTCAATTAGGTGGTAGAACAGAAACTAGTGAGGCATATTTGTTATTCACTAATACAGTAATCAAACCATTCCAACAAGCAATCTTAGATTGTTTTGATGAGATTTTAAAAATTAATTTTGGTAGTGATTATGTTTTAGGTATTCAGCAATTAAACTTATACAGTGATGATGAGGAAGTTGTTGATGTAGTAACAGGACAAGACAGTGAAGTAGGTGAAGATAATATGTTAGAGGCACAAATTGAACGTGCCGATAGAGTTAACGATCCTAACATTAATCAAGCCGGACAAGAACAACCAATTAACTAAAAATTTTAAAAATATAAAACTATGCCAATTCAAGTCATCAGCGGAACTACCCCCGCAAATACAGGTCAACTAGCTACTCCCGCAACTACTAATTTTGATATTACGTTTGTTTCAGCTAGCTATTTTGACGCTTATGTATCTTCATCAGCTACTGCATCATTAAGAGCAGCAGGTGTTACAGCATTTTCTGTAGATGGAACTAAAGTTGTATTCTATTCAGGTTCAACAGATCCTGCAAATACAGCAGATACCATTTACATTAATGATGTTCCATTTAATACTAGCGCTGCTAATTTTACAGCTACTGCCTCTGCGGTATTTAATACTTCTGCTTCAGCCGCTAATAGTGCTACAGCATATTCAGGATTACAAGGTATTACAAGTGCTGTTTCAGCATCTACTGGTTTATTGTTCTCTGTTGGATTAACAGGTAGCTATGATAATGCCTATAATTTGAACACTCAATATACAGCAGTATCAGGTAGTACAACACTTACTTTTGGTGGTGCTACAATGTACGGACCTGCTGGTTCAGGTATTGTAACAGGTTCATTTACTACAATTACAGCTACTGCTGATGCTAATATTACTGTATCAGGTAGTGCTTTAGGAGTAACTGGATTTGTATTGCCTACAGGAACTACATTTACTGCTTATTCAGCAAGTGTTGCTTCTCCAATAATTCAAGCTATTACAGTTAATAACCCACAAGGTACTGTTGTAGCACAATAATAACTAAAAACTAAAACAATGACTGATGTATTCATAATCAGTGAAGAAAACCTACGTCAATTCACTGACATAAATAATAACGTAGATAGTAAATTACTTAAGAACGCTGTTCGTGAAGCACAGGACATTGATATTCAGCGTTTATTAGGTACTAAATTGTATGAAGCAATTTTAGATAAAATTAAAACAAATACCTTAACAGGTGATTATCAAACATTAGTACTTAACTATGTACAAAATGCTTTATTATATTTGTCATACTACTATGCTTTAGAAGACATTTATATCAGACCACGTAACAATGGTTTGTTGTCTCCTACAGGTGGTGAAAATAGTGAAAAAGTAGATGGTACTTGGTATAATAGAAAACGTGAGTCTGTTAAAAACAAATCACAATTTTATCAAGAAAGATTAACTAACTATTTGATTCAGAAACAAGGTAACTATCCTGAATTGAATGGTAACGTAGAATTACAACAAATGTATCCAGACTTTGGAGTACAATATCGTAATCCTATTGTAATGCGTAGAAATGGAAGAGGATATCATTATAATCAAGCTGTTGAATGTGGATTGCCTGTTTATGATTCTCGTTACCCACAATTTCCTCAATACCCTTATAGGGCTTATATGAACAATGTATCTAATTTTTAATATATAATGGGACGTAATTTAACCAATCTTTACATTTCCTCTTCATTTCAATTTCTAACACAGGTTAGTGGTAGTGAATTGCAAAATGGATTAGGAGATAAAATCACAGGTAGTTTAGATATTACTGCCTCATTAGCTAACACAGCTACTTCAGCATCATTTGCAACATCTGCCTCTCAAGCAGTAACATCATCTTTTGCTTTAACAACTATAAGTGCTTCATTTGCTACTAATGCTACTTCTGCTTCATTTGCTTCTACAAGCACATCAGCATCTTTTGCTAGTACATCAACAAGTGCCTCATTTGCAAGTGTTGCAAACAGTGCTTCTTTTGCTAGTATAGCAAATAGTGCTTCTTTTGCTACTTCAGCGTCTCAAGCTATTACTGCTTCTTTTGCTTTAAATGCAGGTGCTACAGTTAGTACTAGTTCATTATTAGTTACAGCTAGTGCTACTAATAATGTGATAACATTCACTAAAGGAGATGCAAGTACATTTAACGTAACAGTAGCTACTGGTTCAGTAGTAAGTACATTCCCATTTACTGGATCTGCTATTATTTCAGGTTCATTAGGTGTGACTGGTTCTTATAGTTTAACTAGTGGATCATTTAGTGGTTCATTAA